CAGTTTATGGGATGAACTGTTGCAGGCCGTCCAGATAACGTATAGGCATGGCCTATACCCTGGACGACCTGGAAACCTGCGAGCGGCAAATCGCCACCTTGCAAACGATGGCGCGGAACGGCGACGTTTCCGTGCAGTTCGGCGCGCTCCCCGATCAAATCAAAGTTCGCGACCTGATCCGCGCCGCCCTGGTGGCTCAGGGCGAAACCCTCCCCGATCTCCCCGTTCCCGGCACGCGCGCTCGTGCGTGGACCATCAGCCTGAGTAAAGGGCTGTGAACCTGGCCGCCGCCGTTGTGCCCTTCGTGCGCCGCCTGGTGGACCGCCTGTTTTCCAGTCGCCAACCTCTCCGCGTGACCAACCTCGCCTATGAGGGCGCGACTCGCGGCAAACGCGCCGACGGCTGGGACGCGCCGGTAGTCGGCCCCAACCGCGCCCTGGAACAGGATCAAGCGCTGTTGGTGCAGCGGTCGCGCGCCGCCTACCGCAACGTCCCCTGGATTCGCCGCGCCATCAACTCCCTGGTCAGCAACGAAATCGGCGCGGGCATCGTACCCCGGTTCCGTTGCGCCGACCCCGTCCTGCGCGCCCGGTTGCAGGCGCTGTGGACCGCTTGGGTAGACGAAGCCGACGCCGATGGCGTGCTCAATTTCTACGGCCTGCAAACCCTGGCCGCCCGCGAACGCCTGATCGGCGGCGAGTGTTTTATCCGGTTGCGCCCGCGCCGCCTGGAGGATGGTCTAACCGTCCCGCTGCAACTGCAACTGCTCGAATCCGAGCAACTCCCGATTTCCCTTTCCACACAAACCTCGCCGATTGAAATCAACCCGTTCGGGCAGCGCGTGGCCTACTGGTTCTGGCGCGTCCATCCCGGCGAACGCTGGTATCAAGCCCCCACGGACGCGCTGACCCGCGTCCCCGCCGAGTCGGTGATTCACCACTACGAACCGCTGCGGGCCGGGCAAATGCGGGGCGAACCCGCCACCGCCGCCAGCCTGTTGCGGACTCGGGTATTCGACTCCTACGAGGATTCGGAACTCACCCGCAAGGCCGCCCGCGCCAAGCTGACCGGGTTCATCCGGCAGCCGGCGATCGAAGACGGCGCCATGCCGCTGACCGGCGACGACCCCGCCGCCGCCGAACCGGCCCAGCAAATCCCGCTGGAACCCGGCTCCATGGTCGAATTGCGCCCCGGCGAGGACGTGACCCTGGTTAACAGCGACGATTCCGGTGATGGCTACGCCGATTTCATGCGCGAACAGCGCTTAGGGATGGCGGCCGCCATGGATCTCCCCTACGAACTGTTGAGCGGCGACTACAGCAAGGTGAACGACCGGTTGATGCGGGCGATGTTTGGCGAGTTCCACCGCCAAATTTCCGCCCGCCAGGATCACCTCGTGATCCATCAGTTTTGTCGTGGCGTGCTCCATGCCTGGCTCGACGCCGCCGTGCTGGCCGGCACGGTGGACCTCCCCGGCTATGCCACCGACCCCGCCGTTCGCGCCGACGCCCGCCGGGTCGATTGGCGCGCGGAGGGCTGGCCGTACCTGCACGCCCTACAAGACGTGCAAGCCAAGGCGCTGCAAGTGCGGTCGGGGTTTACCTCCCGCGCCGCCGTGGTGGCGGAAATGGGCGGGTACGACGTGGAGGATATTGACCAGCAACAGGCTGACGACCACGCCCGCGCCGCCGGCCTGGGCTTGCCCTTCGATACCGACGTAGCGGCGTTGCCGCCCGCCGCTCCCCCGAATCAACCCCCGGACCCGGACCCGATTCCATGAGCTATTACCAATTTCGCGCCCTCGCCCCGGACCGCGCCGAACTGCGCATCGATGGTGTGATCGGCGGCGGCTGGTTCGACGAAGATCCGGTCACCGCCAAAAGTTTCGCCCGCGACCTGAAAGCGGTCGGCAACGTCAAGGATCTGGACATCCGCATCAACTCACCCGGCGGTAGCTTGTTCGACGGGTCGGCGATCTATTCGCAGTTGCAGCGCCACCCCGCCCATAAAACCGTCACGGTGGACGGCCTGGCCGCCAGCGCCGCGAGCCTCATCGCCATGGCCGGCGATGAAATCGTCATGCCGGTCAACGCGCTGATGATGATCCATCGCCCGAACGGGTCGGCCATGGGCACCGCCGACGATTTGCGCAAGATCGCCGAGGCCCTGGACAAAGCGGAGGTCGGCATGATCGCCGCCTACACCGCCCGGACCGGCAAACCCGCCGATGAACTGGCCGCGCTGTTGGCGGCGGAAACCTGGATGACGGCTGAAGAGGCGGTAGCCCTGAAGTTCGCCGACCGGGTGGACGACCGGAGCGCCGTCATCACCGCCTGCGCCGCCACCGCCGACGCCCTGACCCATTTCCGAAATCCGCCGCCGGCCCTGGTCGCGGCGCTCGCTTCTCCCCCTGTTGAGGATTCTCCCATGTCGCAACCCCCTGTTTCGCCGCCCGCCCCGGAAACCCCGGCCGCACCGCCCGCCGATCCGCCGGCCGATCCGCCGGCCGATACCGCCGCCATCCTGGCGCGCGCCGCTGAAATCTCCAAGGTGTGCGCCGACGCCGGATTCGCCCCGCTGGCGTCCGCCCTGATCGCAGCCAATGCCCCGCTGACGGTGGTTCATGCCCGCATCGCCGAGGCGCAACAGATTCGTGCCGTCTGCATCCAGGCGAAAGCGCCCGAGCGCGCCGATGAATTCTTGGCCGAGGGCATCAACATTACCGAGGCGCGCTCCCGGTTGTTCGCCGTCATGGTCGCCAAGGACACCGCCAGCCCGACCGCCAATACCCCGCCCGCCGCCGCCGGCACGCTGACCCGCGCCCAGTTCGCGGCGTTGTCGCCGATGCAGCAGCGCGCCCACCTGGCCAGTGGTGGCCGGGTCACTGATTAAGGAGTCCGACGATGGCTAATACCCTGACCAATTTGATCCCCACGCTGATTCGTTCCGCGGATATCGTTTCGCGCGAACTGGTCGGCCTGATTCCGGCGGTGACGCTCAATGCCACCGCCGACCAGGCGGCAGTGAATCAGACCATCACCTATCCCGTAGTACCCAGCTATGCGGCGGCCGACATCGCCGCCGCCGCGACCGGCCCGGACCCGTCCGACAGCAGCATCGGTAACGCGTCCATGTCCATCAGCAAATCCCGGTCGGTGACGTTCTACTGGACCGGCGAAGAGCAAACCGGATTGGCGGGGCTGTATGCCACGTTGTTGCAGGACCAGTTTGCGCAAGCCATGCGCACGCTGACCAATGAGGTCGAGGCGGACCTAGCCGCTCTGTATGCCGGGGCGAGCCGCGCCTATGGAACCGCCGGCACCGCGCCGTTTGGGACGGCCGGCGACTACTCCGATGGTGCGCAGGTCCGCAAAATCCTGGTGGACAACGGAGCGCCGCTCTCCGATCTGCAACTGGTGCTCAATACCGCCGCCGGGGCGAACTTGCGCGGCAAACAGGGCGGGCGCGGCGTCGATCTGGAAGGCACTCTGGCGCTATTGCGCCAGGGCGTGTTGCAGGACATCCACGGGTTCATGGTCCGCGAATCGGCCCAAATCAAAAACCACGTCAAGGGCGCGGGCACCGGCGCGCTGATCAACAACGGCAGCGGCGAGGCCGTCGGCCAAACCACGCTGACCTTCGACACCCTGACGGTCAACACCACTGGCATCAAGGCCGGCGACGTGGTGACGTTCGCGGCCGATACCGTCAACAAATACCTGGTGACCACCGGAACGACCTCCGCGTCCGGAGATATTGTGATTGCCGCGCCGGGGTTGCTGGTGGCCGCGCCCGACAACAACGCCATCACCGTCGGCAACAGCTACGCCGCCAACCTGGCGTTTTCCAAATCGGCTATCCATGCCCTGATCCGCCAGCCCGCCATGCCGGCCGGCGGCGACGCCGCCGACGATGTGATGGCGATCACCGACCCCGTGAGCGGGATTACCTTCCAGGTGGCAATGTACCGCCAGCGCCGGCGGGTGGCCTACGAGGTGGGGTTGGCCTGGGGCGTGAAATTGGTCAAACCCGAACACGTCGCAATCCTGTTGGGCTAACCATGCGCCCCACGCATTCACACCGCCTTGAACGCTGGCTCGGCGCGGATCGGGTCGAAACCCTGTCCGCGCAGATGCGCGGCTGGTACGGCCCGCCCATCACGCTGTTGGACGTGCCCGGCGTGCAGGTGCACGGCGACGGCGATTTCTCCGGCCGGTTCGAGCGGGGGTTTTTCGCCAGCGCCCGGGACGTGCTGAGCGAACTGGGCCGGCGCTGGCGAAACGACGTGCGGTTTCAGCCCGGCGTGCTCCCGACCGGCTTTGCCTCCATTTCCGACGCGCTGCAAAAATTGAGCGGCGGGAAACGGGTCATGTTCGGCGGCGGCGGGCTGTACAAGGTGGGCACCACCGGCGTGGTGGCGGCGACCAATAGCCTGTTCCGGGTCGGTAGTCAGCCGGCGGCCGGGTCGGCGGCCAGCGCCGCGCCCGGCGGCACCGTACCGACCAGCGCCACCACCGGCGCGCTGGCCTTTTCCAACCCCGGCGGCACGGACACCACCCATTTGATCGGCGCGGACATCGCGGCCAGCGTCGTCAACAACTCGCTGCTGCTGTACGACCGGATTTTCGCGGTCGCGAAAACCATGAACAGCACCGCTACCGAGGCGGTCACCGGCGTTCCCAGCCGTTACCAGTCCACCACCGCCGGCGCGGCGGACTATATCGGCGGGAATTTCCTGTTCATGGAGACGGGGACGGCCCTGGCGGCGACAGCGCACAACTGGACGGTCTGCACCTACACGGATCAGGCCAACAACAGTTCAACGCTGCCCTCCATCGCCGGCAACTCCGGCACCATCATCAACCGCCTGGACATGCCCATTTCCACCTGGTTCGCCCCGCTGGAAACCGGCGACGTGGGGGTTAAGGCCCTGACGCAAATGCAGTGCAGCGCCGCCGTGGCGACCGGCGCGATTGATTTTGTGATTGGCCATCCCCTCGGCGTCATGGCCATGCCCATCGCTAACCTCATCACCCCGTTCGATTGGTTGACAAGCCGTGACTTGGTTCCGCGCATTTTCGACGCCGCCTGCCTGGCGCTGCTCGAACTGTGCAAATCCGCCACCACCGCGACTACCTATAGCGGGTTTATTTGGGGAGGGCAGGGCTGATGTGGCGCCGCGCCTGGATCGGCGGCAATCCCGGCCGGCCCATCGCGCACGGCCTGAACCGGCTGGGCCGGTTCGCGCCGGACCCAGCCATTCCCTACCTGGCGCTGGAAAAAGCCGACTGGCAAAACCACCTGTTGACCGCCGTGGCCGGCGCTCAGGCGGTCTACGCCCTGGCCGCCGCGTTGACGCAGACGCAGTACTTGGCCGGCGCGGGAGACGCGGTTCCGGCTTACATCGGGTTCGGGCCGATCAGCCAGACGCAGGTGTTGTCACCGCAAGCCTGCGCCCTGCCGAGCTACGCCTATGCCGGGTTGGTATCGGCCGCCGCGTTTTTGTTTCCATTTCCCAACATGCCGGGCGTCCTCGTCCTGACGCCCGCCTGGGGCGTTGCGGTCCTCACTCCGCACTACACCATTACGCTGGGGGATTGACATGGCGCGCTGGCTCCATCCCGACGTGCTCGACAACGGCCTGGCCTACCTCAAGGCCAACTGCAACCAGGTTAGCGTGCTCAAGGCTTACGCCGCCGGCGATAGTTATGTCACCGTGACCGGCAACTCGGTCTGTGATATCGCCGCCGTGACTGGCGATTTCACCTTGGCCAATGGCTCGTATTCCAACAGCCGCAAAATCTCCGTGGCATCAAAAGCGGCGAATGCCAGCGCCAACAGCGGCGCGGCGCCGGACCTGCATTTTGCCTATCTGGACACCGCCAACAGCAAGGTTCTGGGCGTCACCGACGAAACATCGGACCAGCAAATCTACAGCGGAAATCTGGTTTCCTGCCCGGCGCTCGACCCGCTGTTCGTCGCGTTGCAACCGACCGCGCCGCCATGATCCATTCGAGCACGCTGTTTCTGGCCGACACCACGCCGACCGCCGCGCCGCGCGACAACGTGGTGCGGTTGCAACTGTTGGAGGATGGCGAGCCGTTGCACGTGCGCTACGACCCGTCACCCCCACTGGACCGGTTTGTCGTGGTCATCGGCGCGGTCACGGTGGACAGCGATACCGACCCGACCGCGTTTGACTATGACGCCGCGTCATCCACTCTCGAATTGCGCCTGGCGCTAGCGTTGACCGCCACCCTGGCGCGCACGCCCCTGACCCTGGTGATCTACGGCGCGGCCTGGCCGAACGGGGTCGTCTGGCTCCATCCGACCGCCACGCCGGATCGACTGGATTTGCAGGTGCTCAAGGTATGACCGACCCGTTCTCCGGCGTGCCGGCCTCGCTAATGCGGACGTTGGGCCGCGATGTGATCTACACCGCCACCCAGGCGTATCCGGCCGATGTGCGTTCCGTGCGGGCGATCCTACGCCTGGCAACCTACACCGTTGGACTGGACGGCCCCATCCCGGAGCGGCGCTGGCTGGCGGAATTTGCCACCGCCGATATTCCACCGCCGCGCGCGGGCGATACCGTGCAGGTGATCAACGGCGCGCTGTACACGGTGGACCGGGTGGACGGCGACAACGGCTATCTCACCTCGGTGTGGTTGCGATGAGCGGCCCGGTTGGCATTGATTATTGCAAAGTTGCCGGAAAGCAGAATTCGGCAAGTGGCGTTGATTTAATGATGCGCTTAGTTAAGGCAAATCCATTTTCCTTAACTAAGGCCAATCGTTAGTTAAAGTGGAGGTTCCATGAACAATCGAATGAAAGGCCTGGTCTTGGCCTGTGGTATCGCCCTCGGTGGCTTGGCGCTGGCGCCATCCGCCAGCGCCGGGGTTTGTGCGCAGATTCCGCCGGTCAATGCGGACTGCACGGAAGGCCCGGGCTGTTGGGACCCGACGCCGGGGCCGACCCCGCCGCCGGAGCGTATCCCGTTGCCCGTGATCGCCCTGAAACCAATCTGGGTGGGCGGGACAACCTACGCGGCGGTCGTGGGGGCGGTGATCGACGACAACATCCGGCTCACCGCCTGCATCCCCGACCCGCGAATTCCCGGCGGATACTTTCCCGTCACGGTCGAAAGCTCGCCGTGCCTCAACGATTCGTGCCCCTACTTGTGGGTGAGCGCGAAAAACCGACTTACCGCCGAAACGGACCTTGCCGCCCGAGCGATTTCCCCGGCGGGGTTCCCCTAGCCGCTGCGCCTCGGTGCAACTGCGATGAGCGACCCGACCGCCACCACGATCCGCGCCGCGTTGCGCGACCGGTTGCTTAGCATCCGCGTCGCCAATGGCTACCGCACCACCGTCGCCGCCGTGCGCTGGGGGCGCGAAGCCCTGGTGTCCGGCGATACCCGCGATCAATTCCCCCTGATCAACCTGTTCTCTCAGTACGAGCAACCGGCCGGCGACGCCATCGGTAACGTGCTGCAACTGCAACAAGAGTTGTCGCGCGCCGTGCAGTTGGAAGCCACGCTGCTGGCCGGCGATACCGAGGTTGATTTTGAAGATCAATTTGATGCGCTGCTGGAAGACCTGCGACGCGCGCTGTCCCAACCGGCCGCGCCGGCCGCCACCGCCCCGCTCAACAGCACGGCGCTGAATCTGACCCTCGGCCCGGTGGAATTGACTCCGCCCGCGTCGGGCAGTCGCTACGCCACCCTGCGGGCGATTCTGACCTTTTCCTACCGTCTTGATCTGGAGGCTTAACCCATGCTGCTTTCCAACCCGTCGGTGGCGTATGACGCCAATCAGGTTCCGTTCGTGTTCGCCGAGATGACGGTGGATTCGACCTATAAAATCTACACCACGACCAACAAACCCTGGTCGCGCAAAGCGGGCTATGAGCCGGTGGTCGCGGTCTACGGCCTGGCCACCGGCGGCGCGGTCACGCCAGCCGCCAGCTTGGCGAACAATCAAGTGGACGTGGCCGCGTTGACCGCTTACATGCCCGCCGCCACCGGGGCTAGCGCCACGACCGGGCTGGTATCGGTGTCCGCTGCAACCAATGTGGCGATCACGCGCGGCGCGACCAATGGCTACCGCATCAACTCCATCACCATCAACTCGTCGGGCGCGATTGCGGCGGTCGCCGGAACGGAGTCGACCGCGTTCAGCGAAACGCGCGGCGCGGCGGGCGGGCCGCCCTTCATCCCGGTCGGGTCGGTGGAGGTGGGGCAGGTGCGCACCACCAGCACGGTCGCCGCGCCGATCACGGCCGGGGAAATCTATCAGGTGCCGGGTGTGCATCAAGAGTTGTACAGCCTGCCCGCCATCAACACCATTGACTACCTGCGCGGCAAGGTGACGTTCACCGACGCCCAGCCGCTGATTCACACCGGCGGCGTGCCCCGCAAGGTTTACGTCCGGGGTTACACCCCACAGTTCGGCGAACTGGGCGGCTGTCGGGACTGGGTTCCGGCGGATCAATCCAATTCCACCACGTCCGAGCAGTTTTATGACGGCGCGAGGGGCGGGTTTTCCTCGTCGCTGGGCGCGGCCAGTTTTACCCAAGCAGGCGACGACGGGCATACCGAGACGTTGCTGGCGCGGGTCGGCGATCAGGTGATTATCCGATTCAAAAGCGACAAAAACCGCGCGCCGTACCAACTCACCCAGGGTATTTTGGGCGTGACCCGCAGCTATCCCTACGGCAAAGACCCGCAATACACCTGGACGATCACCCCGCAACAGGCGTCGGTGGACGTGGCGAGCTAGCCCATGCCGTTCAACGTCCAAAAATTCCTGCACACGGACTGCCCGCCACGGACGGCGGCAGTGCCGGTCCCTGATTTACGGCACTGGTTTGACGGTGATCCCGCGCCGACCTGGACGGTCCGCAATCTCACCGGAGAGGAGGTGTTTCGCGCCGAGGAGGCGGGCGAGCGGTTGCAGCATATCCAGGCCGCCGCCCAGGCGATCCTGGAAGGCGGCGCGGGACTGAAAGATGCCTACGCCGAACTGATGGGCATGGGCAGTATCCCGCCGAAACTGGCGACGCGGATTGAATGGCTTATGTACGCCAGCGTAGACCCGCCCTGTGATCGGGACATCGCCATCAAGCTATTCCGCGAATCCCCAGTCGTGGCCGGCCGCATCGTCGGCAAGATCGCCGAACTGATTAACCTGGGGGCCGACTGGGGAAAAGTGCTCGGC